AAAAGGGAGCGCGTTTGATGCTGTCGGAACGGAGCGGGTATTGACGTTTGAAAGGGTAAAAAATGCTCATAGCGATTCCAAGTAAGGGGCGGGCAGGGCAAACAAAAAGCGATAAGGTTTTGCCGTCCGGCGTTATGTACGTGCCAGAGTCGGAGGCGCATCAATACGAGCAGTTTAATAAAGCGGTAGTTGCAGTACCGTCAAGCGTTCGAGGAATAACCGCGACACGAAACTGGATATTGAAAAACACGGACGAGCGGTGGGTGGTATTCGTGGATGATGATGTCAAGAATTACGGATGGAGAAAGATTCTCGAAAGAAAGGGAAAGCACCTGCGCTTGTTCGATTGCTGTCAGTCGTTAGGGTGGAAGGTGTGGGGAATAGCGACACAATCCGCATCCCGTTCAGTTTACCCGTACAAGCCAATTCTGTTTAGGTCATACGTTACCGCGTCATTCATGGGCATGATCAACGACGGGTCAATGTACTTTGACGAATCATTCCCGGTAAAAGAGGATTACGAAATATGCCTGCGGCACATTAAGGAATACGGCGGGATATTGGCGGCGCGTCATGTGTATTGGGAAAACGCGCACTGGGATGCCGGGAGCGGTTGTGGGGCGTATAGGACGCAGGGGATGGAGGCGAATTGCATTAAGAAGCTGGTCAAGATGTATCCCGGCATGATCCGGCAAATCAAGCGCGGCGGGTGTGGCTATTCTATCGAGTTGAACGTATGAGTGAAAAGATAAACAGGGACGACCGCGAGGCCGTTTCCCGATCCATCAAGCATTCAAAGCTGATCGAGGCTTCCCGGAAGCTGGCCCGGATTGTCAAACACACCGACCCGCCGCCAGCCGTCAAGGGCGCGCGGACCCGCCTCGAAAAGTCCCTCACGGCGTGGATGAAGCACCACGGCGGTGAGGCGTTTGATCAACCGTTCAGCGCAGACCATAAGCGCATAATCGCAAAGATCGAAACGGCATTGAATCGGGGCGGTTTGTTCGCCGTCGCAATGCCGAGGGGTCACGGGAAAAGCACAATCCTGAAATGGGCAACGCTCTACTGCATTCTCACCGGGCGGCGCAAGTTCGTCGTGATCGTTGCGGCGACCGCTGAAATGGCGCAGGCGGTGATCGAGTTTGTCCGGCAACAGATACAGGAGAGCGATACCCTTCACGCGCACTACCCGCACGTGAGCAGCTACGCACGAGCCACGGACGGGAAGGCGATCAAGGCCCGGTTCCAGTTGCGGTCGGACGGAAAGACATCGGGGATACATTGGAGCAAGACGACGCTGGTATTGCCAGAGGTGACAAATGAAGGGCAGATAGAATACGACTCAAAAGGTAGGGACACTGGGCGAAAGGTTTCAAAAGAAAACGCGGTTCCCTACACCAGCAACGGCGCGATACTCGAAGGCCACGGGTTGACCGGGGCAATACGGGGCAAATGGAAGGACACCAAAACGGGTAAGGTGTTGCGACCAGACTTTGTTTTGATGGACGATCCGCAGACCCGCGAAAGTGCAGAGAGCGAAAGCCAATGCAACATGCGCGAGCGCATCATCACAGGTGACGTTCTGGGCTTGGCCGGACCGCGTAAAAAAATAGCGGCGGTGATGCCCTGCACAATCGTTCAACCTGGTGACCTTGCAGCACGGTTCTTGAGCCATGAGGATCATCCTGAATGGAGTGGGGAGATATGCAGCCTGATTGATAAATGGCCTGATGAGCAAGAAGGCATGTGGCAACAATATGCAATTTTGTACAAGCGGGGAATATCCGAGGGGCGGGGGACGAAAGAGGCGTTCGACTTCTACAGGCGCAACCGGGCGGCGATGGACAAGGGCGGGAAAGTGGCATGGAAAGAGCGGGTACGTGACGGCGAAATCAGCGCCATGCAGACAGCGCAAAATCTGCTGATAGAAACGGGCGAGCAGTTTTGGGCAGAGTACCAGAATGAGCCGAGGGCGATGCACGTCACGCTGTATGACTTCACGCCAGCCGTGGTCCTGTCCCGCATTGATCCGAAGCGGCAACCCGGCGTAGTGCCAGAGGCGGCGCGAATGGTGATCGCTGCGACGGACATCAACCCGTCATACGCTTTGACCACGACGCTGGTTGCGTTTGAGGCTAACCAGACCAGCGCAGTCTTGTGGTACGGCCTTTTCAAGTCGCCGCCCATGCCCGTCCCGCCAAAGGCTACGGAGCGCGAGACCCGCGACATTGTGTATCAGGCGCTATCCATTCACGGGCGGCAACTCGCAGAGCTACCATGCCGACCCAATTCGCAGGCTGGCCCATCGTGGTTCATTGATGGCGGCGGAACACCTGAGGGCGAGGTCATCCGGTTCTGCTACAACTCGCCGAAGATTTGCGGGCTGCAAGCTGCTACCTGTTTCGGGCGCGGCTGGAAGCAGTACCGACCAACCAGCAAGAAAGAATATCGCATCAAACCAGGCGAACAGTTATGCCACATCTACCACAGGCGAGATCGGCAATGGATAATTTACAACGCAGACTACTGGCGCGAAGTGATGCAGAAAGGCTTCGTAAGCGAACTGGGCGCACCAGGCTCATGCACATTGCCAGCCGGGAGCCATCATGATTTTGCGCACCAGGTCACGCGCGAGCCACTCATGCAAAAGGGCGAAGGACTGAGCGGTCAAGTCGAGTGGATATACAAGCGGACAAACGAGGTCCACGACTTCGGCGATTGCATGCACATGGCTTATATGGGAGCCGCTTTCAACGGGGTTGGAAGTGGAGGAAAAATTGAAACCAAATCCAGAAGAAAAACATACACGCAAGCAGACCTTGCAGGAAGATAAAATGAATTGAAAATGTCATTGACTGTTGGAAACGTTGGAATAGGGGAAAAATAATGAAAGCACTTATTGCGGGCCCGTGCATTAGTGAGTTCGGTTGGGAGGTCATGGAGTGGCAAGGCTACGTCCGAAAACAGGCGCAAGGGTGCGACGTAGTTGTAGTCTGTTCGCGTCTGCATATGAGACACCTTTATGCGGACTTGCCCGGTCTTGTGTTTATTCCTCATGACATTGAATGTGATGTTTCTACTCATACAGCAGACCGGATGCATACACCGGAAAAGCTGGAAGCGGCTAGATTGCACATTGATAATATTGAAGCTGAATTTATTAAATCAGGCTATGAAGTTTGCCGCCTTGAAGTGCCTCGCTCCGGCATCCGGTTCGGTGAAGGCTTTGCCATTGACGGAAAGCAGGACTACAAGCGGATGGGTACACACTACCCGCGTGTCATTGTCCATATCAGGAATAAGCGTTGGTGTGAATCCAGCGAGCCAAACTATCCCGTTGAATTATGGGAGAAGATTATCGGGCGGCTGGTGTGTATAGGATACAAGGACATCGGAGCTATCGGGACACACGCGGACGCGCTATGTTTGCCCGGTTGCCAGAACTTTCTCGACATTCCGCTTGACCGCCTGTGCGATATGCTGGCAAGCGCCGACATTGTAATTGGTCCTTCATCCGGTCCGATGCATCTGGCTTCCCTGTGTCAATGCCCGCAAGTAATTTGGACGGAGCGGGAAGTCACTGCTGATCGATACCGGAACGGATGGAACCCGTTCAACGTGCCTGTAGAGGCTTTAATTCAGAGCAAGGGTGAATGGATAGACCCGGCTGTAGTTGTCGCCTCTGCGCTGCGTATCTTGCGTACTGAACCGTATCCTTCAAATCGTGGGATTTGTTACGTGTCGGTTGGTGATGATTACCACTCATTGCTTGAGACTAGCCTGCAATCGCTGCGGCTTTTTTATGATGGCCCCGTCGCCGTGGTGACTGATCAGGAATCAAATGCACTGACGAAGCTGTCAGTTCGGTACAAAGCGCAAATCATAACAGCACCCGTTCCTAACAATCTTGGAAATCATGCGCGATCAAGATGGATCAAGACCAGCATTGTGAAATGGACACCGTTTGACATGACGGCATATATAGACTGTGACACGATTATTTGCAACCGGGTAGATGAAATTTTCAACCTGATATCGGATGGAAACATTGCCTTAACTACAGGACGAAAAACAATCAACGCTTTACCTGTGCGGCAGATGCTTCTCTCATTATCATAGTTCAACAATGTTGTTCAAAAAAACGCCAACTACGGAAACACTATTTGAAAAATGGCACGAAGAGTGGAAGTTATACGGAATGTCTAAACCGCATGAACCAATACAAGATCAGCCAGCATTAGCACGCGCAATAAATCACACAGGGATAAAAATTGATAAGTTGCCCAAAAGGTTTAATTGCAGATCGCGCAATGATAAAAGAGGTGATAACATGAGCTTTGATACGGTAGTCTTTTCAGTACGCCCGTTCAACCATGATTTTGAGAAGTTTCTACTTAAAGCATATGCGACCATTGCAGAGAACCACAGAGCAAGCAAAGCCATATTCGACGAAGACCGCAGCATCAGAAAGCCACCTCGCAAGATTCGGAGGATGGGCGATCGATGAACGCTAGAAAAATATGGCCGGATGATTTTGGAAGTGCTGAAAACCATAAGGGCATTCGGTGTTTCAAATGCGGATGCTCACATTTTGAAGTGTTGAACACTCGCAAAACTACCGGCAACGCCATATGGAGAAGGCGGCGTTGCAAACACTGCGGACAGATAAAGACAACCTATGAAAAATAGGAAAGTGCTACATGTAGCGCTAAACAACATCGTGCCTTAATTCTCTTTTGCATTCTTGCCATGCACAGCATATCAGTTCTTGCATGGCAGATGAAATCACAACCAAGATTGAAGAGCAACTCGACAAACCTAAAAACATTTCTATGGGCGATATGTCGATTAGCAATCATTCAATATCTGATATGATTGCGGCTGATAAGTACATCAGCAAAAAGCAAGCAACTGCAACGACTGAAACGCTTGGGATTCGCATTGGTAAATTCAAATCGCCGGAGCACTTTTGATGCCAGCCGCGAAAAGAACAGCGAAATCCAAACGTTCAGTTTTTGAATCAGGCGCGGTTGCAACGCGCATAAATGCCCGTTACGACGTTGCCCGCACAACCGATGAAAACTCATCGTTGTGGACAATGACCGACAGCCTATCGGCAGCAATGGCAAACAACCCATCTGTTCGTAAGGCCATTCGCGAGCGTGCCCGCTATGAAGTGGCGAACAACGCATATGCGAAAGGCATTGTCCTATCGAAAACAAACGACACCATCGGGCCAGAAATTCAACTGCAACTTGGTGACAGCGAAAAAGCTCAACAGGTAGAGCGTGATTTTGCAGAATGGGCCAAGGCTGTAAGGCTGTTCCAAAAGCTTCGTACAATGTATGCAGCGCGTGTAACCGACGGCGAAATTTTTGCTATGCTGATTAACAACAAGCGAATCAAGAACGAAATCAAACTCGATGTTCGCTTGCTTGAATGTGACATGATAGAAAGCTGGACAAGTAGCATTACCCGTGAAGATGAAATTGATGGGATAAAATTTGATGCAGAAGGCAATGCTACTCATTACAGAGTTTTGAAGCAACACCCTGGAGACTTCCGGTCAATTAAATCAATTTCAGAATTAACTCCTGCATTATCACTTTTTGGATTGCTCAGAAAATATACTGTGTCCGTATTGGAGGCTTCACAAAGAGCCGCTGAGATCAGCGCCGTAATGCAAACTGATTTATTGCCGGACGGAGCCGCAGAGCTTGCCGATCCGGTAACGGTTATCGAGGCACAGAGAAACGCTATTATCAGTCTGCCGGAAGGGTGGAAACTAGCGCAGTTAAAAGCAGAACAACCAGCGAACACTTACAAAATGTTCAAGGATGAAATCATAAATGAAATTGCCCGTTGCTTGAACATGCCTTTTAACGTGGCAGCAGGCAACAGCAGCGGCTATAACTACGCTTCCGGCAGGCTTGATCACCAGAGCTATGACCGCAGCATCGAGGTTGATAGAGCGGAGATTTGTTCTGATGTTCTTGACCGGGTGTTTGCAGAATGGCTTACAGAATATTCAACTCGTAAATCAATTTCAAATAGTAACAAGGAAGAGATTGCTAGTCATGAGTGGCACTTTGCAGGGCGCGGTCATGTTGACCCTGCCAAAGAAGCAAATGCCGATGATACACGCCTTGGAAACTGGACGCTTACAGAGTCTGGTTACTGGGCAAAACAGGGCAAAGATGCCAAACGAGAACGAACTCAACGTATCCGGGAATTGATTGAAGGTGAACGAGAATGGAACAAAGCGCGGGAAAAGGCTGGTCTTGAACCAGCTCCTTATCCGCCGAACGTTAATCCGAATCAGAAAGCATCCGAAGTGGCAAAACCAGAAAACGGAGATGATGAAGATGAATAACGAAATTGATATGTCAAAACCTATTGTTATGTCTGCCGTCGTGGACATCAAAGCAGAGGTAGCCAAAGACGGCGAAGAAAAGAAACTCCCTACCTTTACGATGAAAGCGTACGATGGCGACAAAATGACCGTAGACTATTGGGGTGAC